TTCACCGTACTGATTTCTTATTATCTCGGAGGTACCATCTGATTGATTCAGCATCTTCATGTACTGTGTTAATCCATTTTCCGAAAATTCTAATTTATATTTATCAATAGATAAAACATATTTAACTAACTCCCTGAAGAGAGGATGGTGCTTACAGTTTTCTAATATTGAAATTGTTCTAATTGAATAGTAATCCTTGCCCAATATTTTAAAATCCTCGAAGTTAACCCAACGCTCAGGGTGTATTATTCTATTTAATGCGCGATAAACGGAATAAATCCCTCCAATTTTACCGTTTTGTTCGTAATCTATACTATAATACTTACGTAAATATTGTGCAGATGTACTACTTACAACAGTCTTATCCTCACCACTCAAAATTAACCCGAACCTTTTAAATTGGGATTTAAGAGTTACAACATTATCTCTTTTCAAAAGGTATAAACCATCGTCACCTTGACATTGCATATTTTCTGCGAATACGACTTCCGATGATCGAGCAACTAAGAATTGAATAACAGAACCGACTTCATTAGTAAAGACGGACCCACTTGGAATTCCATGACTACCAGATAATATCCCGTCCGGCGTAACAAGTCCCATATTGCTAAATCTGGATTGAATCAAATCTAAATTAGCGTGTTCACTCTTTTGATATAAAGACTTGAAATACATGAAAGAATCCTTGTGTGTATGTTCTTTCGCAGTAGCGTCATACTGCACGAAATCACTTGATAATGCAACTACGTCACGATCTAATGAGCCAAGTAACATCTCACTAACTCGAGTATCCACCTCGTCAGGCCCCATAAGTGCGGATCTCCACCTTTGCTTCCTTTGAAATTCAAGAATCGGATAATAATAACGCATTTCGAATAAAATGTCTGCAAGAGCTACAATCCAAAATGTTCTCGTCTTACCTAACTCCTGAGTTCGCGTTCCCATCAGTGCGGGGTCTCTCCGTTCTAGAAACTTTGAAAGATATTTAACTGTCTCTTCCAATGCTAAACCTTTCGTTGTGATCTCAGGTAATCCAGAAGATGTGGAACGTTTAATTAAGCGTAAAACCTTTTCTAATGAAACAGGTCTAAGGGTTTGCTTTGTTTTAGAGAACTGTGGTTCATGATTAAGAGACGGATACTTAATTCTACTATCTTCAAAATAGTTATACACAGACAATTTTCGTTCTAGCCAGGGAAGGGCAATAGACCTAGGTCCAAACTTCTCCCTTTCAGACATCTCTATCTTCATCAACTCTGGATTGATATCATCGGAATTGGCTTGAAATAGAACATCCCAAGTTTTAAGCACATCTGAAGGTTTATTTGCTTGACCAATTGGAGTAAACAAAGCTTCGGTACTTCCTTTCTCAATTCTGTAGAGTGAATTGGCAAGCTTAATCATAGCTGAAGTATCTATGTCAAGGTCGGCAAGAAACTTGTATCTATCTACCAAAGAAGATTTAGATTTTATCATATATTAAGACTCCTCTTTAACTCCCTCTTTATCTTTTGATTTATTTTTACTTTTAGAGCCACCTCTATAAGATGACTGTTTACCTTTAATCGTATCAAAAGACATCATCCAATTTAACGCATCTTTAACGTTTTCAGCCATAATATTTGGCGTAACATTATCAACACGAATGCTGCCAGGTAATCTAGCATAAAACTCATTACCTTGATAAGCCCTGCTTCTTTCCATTCTTCCAAATGCTGATTCAATTGATATATTGGAAGGTCTCCAAATATAATTATTACCAGAACTAGAATAAACATAACTTAATCTATTAGTAACGAAGAATTGACCAGATACATTAAATGCAGTGTTAGCAATCTTAACTAAAGTAGGTTGAGTATTAGAAGTTTCAGTTCCAATATATCTAGTACAAAGTGCTAAAGCTACACCATCTAAATTATTATCATAACTTAAATAATTAGTCTTAGCATCAAGATTATCAACAAAAGGTCCTCTTACTTGTGATGTACCATTCCAATAGTTATGTGCAGAATTGGCAAAAATTGTGCAGGCAAGTTTACTGTACATAGGTACAGGTGAAGGATCAAATATCTTAGGTTGCACCCAACTAGGTGCTATTCTCATAAAAACTGAGGCCAGTTCTCTGTTTTCATATGAGTTCAAACCATTAATCAAATTAATGATTTTATCACTATTAACGCCCGTAAAATTAAAAACACTTCTAT